GGTGAAGTGCCGGTCGTGGAAGTGCCGAACCGTCCCATTTTGGCGGGTGACCCCATTTCCGAAATTGAGGGTGTCATTCCCATGCAGGACGGCATCAACCTGTTCTGGGCGTACCTGTTCGTTGCCGCCGATTACGCGTCAATGCCTGCCCGCGTTGTGACGGGGCAAGGCCCGCCGATGATTCCCATTCTTGATGAGGCGGGGAAGAAGATTGGCGAGAAGCCGATTGCTATTGCAGACCTGGCTGAAAAGCGGTTGCTGTATTTGACCGGTGCTGATGCGAAAATTTCGCAGTGGGATGCGGCACGACTTGACGTGTTCACCGATGTCATCGACGTGGCCGTTGGGCACATCGCGTCGCAAACCCGCACACCGCCCACATACCTTGTGAGCAAAACGGGCATGTCGAACGTGTCCTCTGACGGGTTGACCGCGTCAGAAACCGGGCTGACCAAAAAGGTGTTGGAGTTCCAGGAACACGCAACCCCGGCAATGCGCAAAATTCACCGATTGAATGCACTCGTGATGGGCGATCGACCGTTGGCGAACCTTGTCCGGTTGAGCGAAATGGCGTGGGCAAACCCGGCGATCCATTCGGAGGCGCAGAAGGCTGACGCCCTCTCAAAAAAGAAGGCAATCGGGTATCCGCTGGAATACATCATGGAGTTGGACGGAATGTCTCCGTCTGAGGTGGAACGTATTTTGGCGATGCGTGAGGCTGAACTGATCGACCCGCAGATAGCAGCGGCCACACGCGAGTTGCAGAACATTGTCAACCCTCCAGTCGGCGGATAACTACTACCGGCAGCAGCAGCAGATAGCGGCTGCCACTGTCGCGGCGGCGGGCAAGCTGTGGCGGCGTGTGGGGGATGATTTCGCGCCGGGGTGGGCAGAGGTTCGAACGCCGCTGTTGGAGGTTGTCACGTTGGGCCGTATGGCCGCGGCGACATCGTCGGTGGATTACACGCCGGCAGTGTTGGCGGAAACAAACCAGGTGGCCGTGCCTGCCGGCGTGTTGGTGCCTGCCGCGTTTGTGCGGGATGCGCCTGACGGACGCAACATGGGTTCGTTACTGGACGGCACAGTTGTTCAGGCGCGAATGGCTGTGGCGCGCGGTGCTACGCCGTTAGCGGCACGGGAGGCGGCGGGCACGTGGCTGTCGGGCGTGCTGCTCACCGTCATGGCGGACACGGGGCGCGCTGTGGTTGGTGCGGACATTGCACAACGCCCCACATTGTCGGGTTACACGCGCATGTTGAATGCTCCGTCGTGTTCACGATGCATCATTTTGGCTGGTAAATGGTTCCGCTGGAATCAGGGCTTTCAACGACACCCGCGCTGTGACTGCCGACACATTCCCGCGTCGGAAAACATTGCCGGCGATTTGACTACTGATCCGTTTGCGGCCTTCAATTCGTTGTCGGCTCAGGCGCAGGAGAAAACGTTTGGCCGTATTGAGGCGCGTGCGATTCGTGACGGTGCCGATATTTCCCGTGTCGTCAATTTGAAGGCGCGCGGCCTGGGCACGCCGAAGTCGAATCTGCGTTTTGGTACGCCGTCACGTATGACCGTGGATGACATTTACCGCACGGCGGGTACGAAAACGAACGCAATCCGCATGATGACGGAGCAGGGGTACATTACTGGCCCGCAAACGGTCGGCGGCAACATTCTCGGCAACGGCCCTCTCGCGCAAGGCTTCGGCCAATTGGGTAAGGGTGGGCGTGCTCGCGCGGCGTCTAATGCCGTGTTGGATGCGAACGCTTCGGGTGTGCGTGATCCGTTGAACCGGTACACGATGACTGCGGCGGAGCGTCGCCTGTTCGATGCCAAATACAAGTTGGACACAGCCCGTACAGGGGTTTTCCCGCAGTCGGTGGGCGCCAACTCGGCAGACAAGTTCACCCGCCCCAGACCGCCTACAGCGGCACAACTGAGCGGCTTCGAAATGACGTACCGACGTGAGCTGGACAAGTTGTCCACCGCTCCTGCGTCTGTGCGTCGCCTGGCGTCACTGCTCGGCATTCTCTAACACTTCCCGCTCCATAGCGGAAGAAACGGCACCGCAATGGTGCACCAACCCAAAGGGAGCACTTCCTTATGCCGGAAACAACCGAAACCGAAGAAACCACGACGGAAGCCGTGGAGATTGATGCTGGGGAAACCCAGGAGGCCGAAGGCGAAGAGAACCTTGGTGATGCTGGCGCGAAAGCGCTCGCGGCTATCAAGAAAGAACTCCGCGATGCTAAAACCGAATTAGCCGACCGACGTGCCGCCGCTGGCGACAAACGGGGGCTAGATCGACTTGCACAGGAACGCAAAGAGCTTGAGGGCTTGCGCGAATTCAAGGCAAAGGCAGAAGGCACCGAAGCCGAATACAAGGCATCTCTGGACGTGCAACGCGTGCAGCAGGATGCGCTTACGGCCGCGAACGGGCGAATTATCAAGTCGGAACTACGCGCCTCCGCTAAAGGAAAGCTCGCAGACCCGAGTGACGCCCACCTATACATCGATCTCACCAATTTCGACGTGAATGACGACGGTGAAGTTGATTCCGCCGCGCTCGATGACGCGATAGACGAACTGCTCACACGCAAACCCCATCTGGCTGTTGTTGACCCGCGCAAGTTTGCCGGGTCAGCCGACCAGGGGGCGAAAAGTGCAGGCGATCGTCTCACTCAACTCAACGATGCAGACATCGAAAACATGAGTCCAGCAGATGTGAACAAGGCGCGCCGTGAAGGTCGCCTCAACACGCTTCTGGGCATCTCCTAACAACGAAAGGAAACACAGACATGCCCATCACCAATTTCAAGCCGACCGTTTGGTCGTCAGCCATTCTCGAACGCTTCAACCAGGCAAACGTTCTCATTCCGGCGCTGAACCGTCAGTTTGAGGGCGTCCTTGCCGCAGGTAACGCTGTTCGCATCACCGGGGTTGGCACTCCGACCATTGTTGACTACGCGGCAGCGTCGCGTGTCATCACACCGGCGCAAATGAACGACACCACGCAGGATCTCCTCATCAACCAGGAGAAGGCGTTCTCGTTCCTTGTAGACGACATTGACCGCGTGCAGTCGGCTGGTTCATTCGAGCCTGTCACGCGCGACGCTGGTGCAGCCCTTTCTGAGGATGCTGAGGCCACCGTGATTGCCGCGCTAAAAGCTCAGGGAACCTCAGCGGGCACAGCAGCAATCACGACCGCCGACCTTGCTTACGCGGCGGTTGTCACCATGCGAACTGCACTGGTCAAAGCGAACGTGCCAACTGACGGTCGCATCCTTGCGGTGTCGCCTGAGTTTGCGGCACTCCTGCTCGGGTCTGGGTCCAAGCTCACCAACTTTGACCCCGCCGGAGACGGCACGCTGCGCAACGGTGTCATCGGGCGTTTGCTCGGATTCACCGTTGTTGAGCACCCGCAGCTGACCCACACCGGCAACCGCCCGGCGGCTATCGGGTTCCACGCTAACTCGGTCGGCTACGTCGGCCAGATTCAGCGTGTCGAAGCTGGACGTATGGAGACCAAGTTCGCGGACTACGTGCGTGGTCTAAACGTGTTTGGCACGAAGGTTCTGCGCGCAACCGCGGTGCAGACCTACCTGCCCTCCGCCTAAGCGGAAACAACCGAAGGAGTCATGGTGGATGCATTCGCTACATATGAGGATCTTGAGCTTCGACTTAACCGACTGTTCACTGTCGGCGAGCGGGCGTGGATCACGTCACTGTTAGAGGATGCATCCACCTACCTTCGGGAGGATGTGATCGGGCAACAAGTTTTCCCCGCGTCTACGTCAACGTTTTTGGCGTGGCCTGAACCGTTGGGAACTGTCGTGTTGCCGCAGCATCCTGTGGTGTCGGTGACCGCAGTGACCGTCGGCGGCGTGTCGGTGCCGTTCGTGTGGCGTGATGATGTTGTGGAAACCTCGCAGGAGAAGCAGGTGGCGGTGACGTTTACCTACGGTTACACGACCGCGCCGGAGGGTTTGCGCCGGTGGGCGTGCGTGCTCGTCTCGCAAGCGCTCAGCCTGCTGGAGAACCAGTTGGGCCTGTCCGTTGGCGGGTTGTCCTCTGTTGCTATTGACGACTTCCGGGTTGCGTTTGCTGACGCGGGGGAAGAAACCGGCATCACCTTGTCTGACCGCAACATTGCGTTGATTCGGCGTCAGTATTCAACTGGTGACCTGCATGTGGCGGGTGTGCGTCCGTGACCCTGTTGGGTGCGTTGGCGATGGGGCGTGCTCGCGCCACCTTGCTGATGACAGACACCGTGACAGTCGGGGTTGCCTCCACCACGGTTGACCCTGACACGCTAGAAAATGTGACCGTGACAAACACTCGCTATGAGGGTGTAGCGCGCATCAAATACCCCACGTTGACCGCTGCCGAGTCTTTTACCCTCGGTCAGGCGCTCGTCTCTCAGCAAGTGCAGTTGCATGTGCCTGTTGGTGTCGGGTTGACTATTCAGGAGGGCGACACGGTGACCGTCACTGCATCACGTGCTGACGCGTCTTTGTCGGGGCGCACGTTTCGAGTCACTGGACAGTCGCAGGCCGGACAGGTCACCGTGAGCCGGTTTCCACTTGAGGAGCTGTCCTAATGCCTGACAGTGTTGACTTCGACTTTTCCCAACTGAACACTCTTGCTGCTGACCTGGGCAAAGTGCCGGCGGCGGTGATACCGGACGTGCGCAAAGCCGTTGAGGTGAGTGCCCGCAACATCAAAGACGACTGGCGGGCAGCAGCGAAAAAGGCGAACCCGAAGCGGGCACGCTTCTACCCAAAGACGATCAACTACGACATGCAGTTGAACACGGGCGGTGTCATCGGTGCGGAGATTGGCCCGAAGTTGGGTGGGCAGGGTTCGCTTGGTTTCCTGGAGGAGGGCGGCGGCGGTGTCCGTTCGGCTCCGCAGCGCAACGTGGACAAAGCGTTGCGGTTGAACTTGGCCGACTTTGAGAAGGGCATTCTGAAAGCAACAGGGGGCATTCTGTGAGGGCACACTTCGACGCCGTACGTGCCCGCCTGAACGCCGATCCTGGTTTAGCGGGCAAGGGCCACGACTCGGCCATTGTGGACGCTGGCGGGCTCCCTGTACGCGCCACGTACTGGATTTTGTACGGCGGTGGCCCTGACGTACTTGATGACGGACGGTTGGCGTCACCGCAAGCGTTCGGCTCGGATGCTGAATACGTGTACACGGTGCGGTGTGTGTCTCCGACCGCTGATGGTGTGCGAGCTGCCGCAACAAGAGTGCTCAGCCAAATGGTGGGCTTCATTCCGATCGTCGCCGGGCGTACATGTTCACCGATCCGTCTGACCGACGTTGACGACGTGCAACCGGATGACTCGATCACCCCGCCGTTGTACTTCGCGGATTGCGAACTCACCCTCATTTCTTCACGCGCGTAATAAGCCGCGTGTAAATACCAACGCAAACACGTGCACTGCACATGGTGCCGTTTGCGTTCCCCCTCTGATCCCCAGAGGGAAGCCACCCTCGGTTGTCCGGGGATTATGAAAGGAAGCGTTATGCCCGATGTTGTCGAAACTTTCGGTGGCCCCCCGGCTGTCGATCAGACTGGAAATCTCACGATTTGGGCGATCCCTGGTCGCACCGTCAACCAGGCCACCCCATCCGTTGCACTGATTAGTGGTGCAACTTGTTTCCGCGTGACGTATTCGTTTATGTCGGGCGGGTGGGCTGTCACCGCACCGCAGGAGCTTCTTGCAGACACGCGTCTCACGTCGCCGCAGGATCGTCAGTCGCTTGGCCGGACAACTCCCGCACTTGCTGACCTCATGTACGTCGATTCGACTGCTGCCGGGTCTGCTGCCGCGGTGCTTGCTGCTGGTGGAGAGTTCCAGTTCATCGAACGCCGCAATGTTCCCCAAACGACGTTGGCGGTTGCCGGACAGCGTGTTCGAGTCATCAACGTCACCCTGGGCGCGCAGGTTCCTGGGCCGACAGATGGTACGGGCAAGTTTGCGATTATGCAGGCGGCTGCGGTTGATTCGCTTGGATCGACTGTCGCGCTGGTCGTCTAACTAGATCCCTGCCGGGGTGTTCTCACCGTGCACCCCGGCAGGTTTTACCGTCACGGTGAAACGGTGAAAGGTGTTTCCTATGTCCACATTTGCTGAAAAGTTGGCGGCAAAAAAAGCCGACCGGCCTACCGCTGACGTTCGCATCCTGTTGGCCGCTGATTTGGCGGCGGAGCGTGAACGGTTGCAGGCGATCATTGATGAGCCGGTGACGGATTCGCGTTTGTCTGCTGCGTCGCCTGCCGATGATGCACGCACGGCTCTTGATGAGCTTGAGGCGTCTGCTGGTGATTCGATTATCACGTTGCGGTTCACCCAACTGCCGGGCTCCGACTGGGCCGCACTAACCTCACAGCACCCTCCCCGCCCACTGGTTCCCATTGATGAGAACTACGGCTACAACTTCGACGCCGCCACAGCGCACGCCGCCCGCTTTGTTGACAAAGCCGACCGCCACTATGGGATGCGGTTAGAAAACGGCGTGGATGTGCCGTTGAGTGTTGATGAGTGGACTGACCTGTTCGATGCCCTTTCGGGGCATGAAGTGTCAGCGATCCGCAACACTATTTGGGGTTTGAACGAGTACATGCCGAAGGTTCAACTGGAGGCAATGGGAAAAGCGTTCGGAGCGACGGCGCGCTCCGCGAACGTTTAGCTCTGGCATCTCATTACCGTGTGGCCCCGCGCCGTTTGGATGGGTGGGAGCCGCGGACGATTACAGAGTTTGTGCGTGACGATGCGGGTGTGGTGGTGCAGGAGATTGTGT